CACCAGCTTCTTTCATTGCAAGAATCATAACAGATGTATCTTTGTAGCTTCCTCCCAATTGATCAATAATTGGACCAACTCTTGATTCTGCAGAAACTAAATCATTCATTGAAAGAGATGTTTGTTTTTGAATAGAAGCAAAATAGTTAACAGCATCACTTAGTTGATTTGTATTTAACTTATAAATATTTTGAAGAGCAATAACAGCACTAGTTGCGGTTTGTTGATCAAGATTTCCAAGCTTTGCAAGTCTTACTGTTTGCTCTGTTGCTTGAGTAAGCTGTGAACCCATTTTACCCATAGCAGCGAATGATGATGCTACTTGTACAGTAAACTCTTGAGATATACCCGTAGTTTGTGCTAAGTTTTTACCTAGATCTAAAACTTGTTTAGAAATTTGTTCAATTGAAGCTTGACTTGGAGGTATTAGTCCCTCTCCATATACTTTTTGAAGTTGCGTTAAAGCTGTATTTGTTTGCTCAAATGCTTTTACTGCTTGAGAACCAAATAGTATCATTGGCATAGACATACCAACTGTTAATTGACGTCCCGCCCATTGTGTATTTTTACCAAAATTAATTAAAGATTGTGAACCTTTATTAACTGCCATTGCATAAATATTTGCTTCATTTGCAGCAATCTTTGTTGCATTTGCAGCAGCATTAATTGTAGTTGGGGTAAATACAGAATAAAATCCTTGTTTTGAAGGATCCGCCATGATAACAGAATTTTGTAATTTAGTTTGCTCTAAAGCCAATTGTTTTACAGATTGAGTTGCTGCTCCAGATTTGCCAGTAATAATTTGAAAGTAACTTCCAAGTCCTAGTTTTCCAGACTCAAGTGCGTGACCAAATTTTGTTGTTTCAGAAGTTAGTTGAACTGTTTGTTTTGTAAATGCACTGCTTGCAACTAAAGCATTGCTAAAATCATTTGTTGCTGTTTTTAATCCAGCAGTAAGTTGTGGAGATAATACACCAGAGCCAAGTCCTGCATTAAGGGATGCAACTTGTGCTTGCAATGCTTTTATTTGTGCATTGACAGCGGTAAAATCTCCAAGTGCAACTATATTTAGCTCTATATTAGCCAATTAATTTGCACCCCCATTTATTCTTGTGTCATAAAGCCTAAGCCTTCACCTGGACCAAAGCCTTCTTTTGATGCAACATATGGTGAATTTAAAGAAGAAACATCTTCTGCTTCTTTCACACTTTCTTCAAGATCTACACCTTGAATTGATGCTGCAAACTTTTTGTCATCATAGTCTTTCTTTCTTGAAGCATCTAACACTGCTGTCAGTTCCTCAAGGGAAAGATTTGATTCTAACTCGTCAAAATTTTTCCAATGACCGAGTAAGAAAACTTCAGACTCTAAGGAGCGTAGATCTAGTTCGTCCCAACTAGAGCTGCTCCCAGAAGGTTTGGGTCTGTTAGCTTTAGACCTCCAACAACTTCAAGAATTTTCATCATTGTAGGTACTTCAATAACATCTTCAAACTTATCTTTATCTTGCGACAAATCTGGTCTAATTGTTTCTAGGCATGTCATGGCTGCTTTAATAAATACTTCCATTGCAGCATCTGGATCTTCACTGTCTGTTCCTTGCATGGCGTTAATAATGTCCATGAATTTTCTTAGCTGCTTGATAGGCAGCGGTTTTAAGGTGATGCTTGTTCCATCACTCAATTCAATATCTACAATATCATATACGGTTGTTGCCAATTTATAGCTCCTTTGTTATTAGTTAAATTATACCAAGTTTATGGGTATAAACAAATTCAGAACCCCCGCCTTTCGGTGGGGGCCTGAAATCTATATTAAGTTTTTTTACTGCTTTTTAGTATTAGTATGCGCCGTAAACACGGTCAATAACAACACCATATTCTGAACCAGAATAGTTTAGATCAGAATCAGGCAAGCAACGGAAGTTCACTGGGAACACTGTTGCTGCATCACGCTTAAGCGCATGCATTGTTGTATCAATTGAAACAACACGACGTGCAACATAAACACGCTCTTTGGTGTGAGCAACATCTGTTACTGCACCAACTGAACCATTTTGTGAAGGATCATCAAAAGAAACTGATGTTCCGATTTGAGCTGGAGATTGTCCAACTGCAATAAGAACACGCTCTACTGGAGCATCACCAAGTGCGCCTGCTGCAATAGCAAGTGAAGCTGCTGGTGTATCAGTGTTGCTGTTGTAAGCACTATCGTTATTAACGATTGTTGCTTTGTTAACAACTTGAAGAGAAGAATTTGGAACATAAACGCTATCCATTTGTCCCCATGAGAACTGCATGTTCTCAAGAGTTGCTTCTGTAAGTTCTGTCTTAAGCATAACTTTAAGTGTTTGCTTGAAGATACGAGCTGCATCAAGAAGTTGATCAACCATTACTTCACCATATGTTGGCTCGTATGAAACTTCAAGACCTGTGCTTGTGTAACCAACTTCACGATAAGCTGAAGACTGGAGAAGACCAGTGCGTGCTGATGTGTTTGTTGGCATTAGAGCTGAAAGATCTGTTTTTGTTGTTGTTGGACGACCTGTATTGTTTGAGCTGTTACCAACTGAAACGAATAGAGATGCTGCACCAACGATTACATTTTTAGTACTTGTAGCCATTATTTATTTCACCACCTTATGTATTTTAAAAATTAAAACAAAAAAGTGACAACTTGCTTCCTCATAGAAAATCATACCATTTAGGCAAAATAAATCAAAGTTTAGATATACTTCCCAGTATTATTGATTCCTTCATCTACTTCACGTGTATATGTGTATCCAAATGAAAAGTCCCCGCTCATGTATCCACCTTCATCAATAAATGGTTGAACTGGATTTGCTGCCTCTAACTTAAAATACAGGAATTTAAATGGACTTCCAGAAGCTCTTGCAGAGTCATTAATATCACGGGCAGATAACTCATATCTCCTAAATAGATCTGTAAGAAAGTTTGATATTGCCAATATCTTGGAGTTGTCTCTGGATATGATTTGTAGAACCATTGTTTCTTCAGATATCCACCATTGTACTCCATAATTTTTTTGAATAATGTCATAATTTATATATGTCTTGCCTGGAAGCAAATTATTAAATTCTGGAACTTGTTGAGAAGGAATAATTGGAACAAGTGGGTCTGAAAATCCATCAGCATAATAGTCTTGTGGATCTAAAAGATTAACAGCTTGTAATTCTGCCCATATGGCATTTCTTACATCAAAGGCTGCTACTTTTGAATAATCTACTGTCATTTAATTACACTCCCTACATCTATTTGGTTTGCAATGTTTGCTACCGCTGCTTGAACTTGTGCAATCCCGCTGCGACTTGAACTCAAAACATTTGATACATCATTAGCTATTCTCTCATACAATCCAGATGAATCCATAATTTCATTGCCATTTTGCGTATACCAGTTCAACATATATTCAGCAAAAGCATTCTTTGTTTGAATACCGCCTGGATGAAGAATATTAATTTGTGTTCCAGGTTTTATAAAAGCTATTCCATTATTTCCCATAAAAGCTAAAACTCTTTTTGCATTAAAAGAAACTGGTGTGCCTGCTTCCATTACTTCTGCTTTATTTGCAAAAATGCTTCTTCTTGAAACAGATTTTCCTGTTACTCCAGGCATTAATAATTCTGGAGAAACTGGAACTGGTAATCTAGAAGGTAAAAAATTAGATGATATAACTAAACTACCATTAAGAATTGCTGCTCTTCTTAATTCAAACAATCTTGCATTTGATCTACCAATATTGCCCCACTCATAAACGTGATGCATTTTTTTTGGATTTACTCTTGCATAATTGTCAGCAGCAATCATAAATCTTTCTCCAGTAATTGAGAATACTGCTCTTGATATTTCATCTAGTACTTTGGGTTTAGTTAGCTCTTTAATTCCCGCCAAAACCCCATCTAGGTCTTTAACTAATGCTGCTGTGTCAACCTCAAGTTTGACTGTCATCTTGGACTTCGCTTCTTAGAAGTACTGCTTCGTAATATCCTATTTTTCCAAAAGGGTCCATGACTGCGTGAGAAGCAGTAACTTCAAAAATTGTATCTGGTTGATCATACTTATCTATTTCAATAAAAATTGGCTGATTGTCGCTTGTTCTAATATTTTGAATACGCCAACGCTTACTCATCAATTCAAATGCATACATTTTTAATTGCATTTTTTCATCATAATTAAGGTCTGCTGTATTTCCAAAAGATTTGTTATCTGATCGCATTGAAGCTCCACGCATTTTAACTGGATCTATTTTACACTGAACTGTTCTATTATATATCCATTCACGCTGAATAGCTCCTGTGCTTGGGTTTTGTACATTTTGTTGAATAAAAACATCTGCCTTCATATTAAAAACAGAAGAAACAAAAGATGCGGGAGTACGAGAACTAAACATTAAATTATAACAATATTTGCCTTGCGGTATTGATCAAGAATATTATCTACTGTAATATTTCCTGTACCATTAAAAGCACCTTTAGCCATTTCAAATGAAATTTCACTAAGGTTTACTTTTGACAAATACTTGTTCCTCCAGTTATAGTCATTTGATAAAATATCTTGAACTAGTAGCATTGATGCTAATTTGATATCTTCTGGAACATACTTATATCCTACATGTCCCGCAAAGCGATAAAGGTATCCATCTCTAAATCTTCCTGGATAAAGAATTACTGGGTCCATTTCATTGTTCCAACCCATATCCCAACCTGGATACCAGAGTCTAAGCTGGTACCCTGTAGGACTAATTTCAACACTAGAACCAAATGTATTGTATACTGGGTCTTGTGTATAATCAGTAACTAAAATTTGATTTTCCCAAATTTTATCTAATGTTATCATTTTTTCAGTTAATTCAATTGTGTTTGCACCAATTCCATATACTTCTTGAAACCCATAATAAGTATAAAATTTAATGCCTGTATATCCTTCAATAATTGTTCTTGCAACTTTTTCTGCACTAACTATAGATTTTGCATCCATGTAGTTTATTTCTGAAGGAATAGAGCCATAGCCTAAAAAGTCTATAGTTTCTGATGTTGTAGAATATGGTGTTTCAACACCATAATAATTTGTTTGAGTTACTGGAATACTATTTACTGTGTAATGCCAGCGTACTTCTAAAACACGATTTATATTGGTTATGGCGGGTGTTAATAGAAAAGAATATATTCCTGCAGGTGTCTCATCAATTGCATCTAACGCCTCAAACCCCGTAATTGGAGCATCATCATTATCTGCATCATATATTGATAATGTTGGAGTAGAATCTGCTTGAGACAAAGCACCATTGTCATAGACTTCTAACTGGATCTTTTCTTGACTATTAGTGTTGATTGTTTGCAATCAGAACACCCCCTATTTTATTTTATGAGTAGAATTCTTGAGCTTCTCTTGGAGTTGCAAGACTAAATCCTTTGTATGTATCAAAAAGAATCTGTGCTTCTGATTCTGCCATTGGTACAAATGGATGAGATGCTGTAAAGACATATGGTCCAGCTTGAAATGAATGGTTTGATTTATTCATCTTTACAAGTACTTTATTTTCTTTATTCACTGTTTTTGGCTCTCTCTTTTTCTTTTCAATCTCAGGTATTTCAATTTCTTCTTTTTTAACGTTATTAAACTTATCATACATTTGATAGCTAATACCTTCTTCTTCAAGAACAGCAATAAGTTCTTTCTTTGTTTTAGCTGTTGAAGCATCTACTGCAAATGAATCTGCAATTTTTCTTAGTTCTGTAATTTTTAAATCTGTAAACGACATTTGACTTCCTCTCGTCATTGTTAATTATACCAGAAAATGACCAAGGACGGGATTTGATTCCCGCCCTTAATCTTGCAACTAATTAATATTAGTATGTAGTTGTGTACGAACCAGAGTTTGATCCACCTGTAATGCCAGCTCCGTTAGAGCCTGCACCAAATGTAACTGCTGTATTTGCAGATCCTGCTACCTTGATATTTGTAACGAGAACGTGTGCATCGTAGTTTTCCATAACCGCACCGACACGAATGAATAGTGTGTATTCAATTGTATCTTTCTTTGGTTGGAATAGACGATAGACTGTTACGTCACGCTTAATACCAATG